AATTGGAAGTATGTAAATTGGAAACTAAAGACATACTTCCTGTCTGCTATTGCTGTGCTTATGCTTATCACAAGCATGGGTATCTTTGGCTTTTTGTCTCGTGCACATATCGAGCAACAGGTAGCCATTGAAACTGGTGCGGCCAGCAATCAGTCAATCCTTGACGAGCAGATCAACTTTAAGCAGGAAGAAATTGCTGATGTTGATAAGCAGATCAAGGTAATCGATGATTCAATCAATAAGATCATCGAGAAGAATACTGGTAAGTCCGCATTGACTGCGGCTTCCCAACAGAAGAAGAATCGTGCCGAACTTGTGGCAGAAAAGAATAAGCTGCTGGAAGAATTAAAGCCTATGCGTATGGAAAAGATCAAGGGTGAGGCTGCGATCAAGAAACTTGAGGCAGAAGTTGGTCCACTGAAGTATGTGGCCGAAGTCATCTATGGTGAATCCTCTGGTGATGTTCTTGATAAGGCTGTGCGATTTGTTATTCTGTTGCTGATCTTTGTGTTTGATCCGCTCGCTGTTATGCTGCTACTGGCATTCAACGTAACGATTTCTCGCAAGGATGAATATGATTTGATGGAGTTTGTGGAAATGAAAATTCCTAAGTCAAGGAAACCATACAAAAAAAGTCCATCAAAAAAGGCAAATGCACCATCCCAACAAATCTTTGAAGAACCTACATTTGTTAAAGATTCTGTTGAAAAAAAGACACCTATTGAGGGTGGATTGTTCTAAATACGGCTGAGTAAGGAGAATCTTACTCAGCCAACAATAAGGAGAACCTTATGTCAAATATGTTTACGTCTCTACTAAAAGAGATTGATAACGAGTATGCAACCATTGCTGATGATGGTATTGATGCCGGTGACGTAACCGGCTTTATTGGTACCGGATCATACTCTCTCAACGCTCTTCTTTCAGGCTCAATCTATGGTGGGCTTCCAGCAAACAAGGTTACAGCCCTTGCTGGTGAACCATCCACAGGCAAGACATTCTACGCAATCAATATGGTGCGTGAGTTTCTTCGGTCAAACGAAAAGGGCTTTGTGTTTTACTTTGAATCAGAATCAGCTATTTCAAAGACCATGCTTGAAGATCGTGGAGTAGACACAAAGCGAGTTGCCATTGTGCCTGTTGCCACAATTCAGGAGTTTAGAACACAGGCTATCAAGATTCTGAATAAGTATCTGGAACAAAAGGAAGGCGACCGACTTCCCATGATGTTTGTTCTGGACTCACTTGGCAATCTGTCAACCGACAAGGAAATGGCAGATATTGCCGAAGGTAAGGATACCCGAGATATGACACGGGCACAGCTTATTCGTGGTGCTTTCCGTGTTCTGACTCTCAAGCTTGGTAAGGCCAAAGTTCCACTGATTGTTACCAATCACATCTATGACGTTGTTGGTGCCTATATTCCAACAAAGAAAATGGGTGGTGGTTCTGGTCTGGAATATGCTGCTTCCACAATCATCTTCCTTTCAAAGAAGAAGGATCGTGATAAGGACAGCAAGGAAGTCACAGGCTCTATCATTACTGCTGTAACCAACAAGGCCCGTCTTACAATTGAGAACAAGAAGGTGGAAACTCTTCTTGACTACACGGACGGCCTTGATCCTTACTATGGTCTGCTTGATCTTGCCGAGAAGTTTGGCATCTTCAAGAAAGTATCAACTCGCTTTGAACTTCCTAATGGCGAAAAGGCATTTGAGTCACAGATCATCAAGAATCCAGAAAAGTTCTTTACCAAAGAAGTACTTGACTTGATTGACGAAAAATGCAAGGATGAGTTTTGCTATGGCAAGTCTAACGTGGCCGATGCAAACAAGGGGAGTGAATAATAATGTTTATTGGTGTTGATTATAAGTTTCGTGATGATTTGAAAGAGGACACGGTTCCAATTGAACTTTTGACTGGACCGTATAAAGGAGTTGTTTATCGATATACCAAGGTTGCTGTAAAAGAAAAGGAAGATAATACGGCTGTTATGCAGTTTGATTATCACCTACACTATACCGGGGAGTTATCAGAAACAACTATTCGTCGTGATGCAAAGTTTACTCATCACATCGGACTTATTCTCAACGCACTCATTCTAGAAACGGTGGATAATGAAAATCGAGAAGATCATTCTGAAGAACTTGTTGAGGAACGAACCCTACACAAGGAAAGTATTACCCTTTCTAAAGGATGAGTATTTTCTGGTTGAGGATGAACGGACTCTGTTCCGTTCTATCCGAGACTTCATTCTCAAGTATAATGTGTCTCCCACAACAGATGCCTTGATGATTGAAGTTGAGTCTCTGCCTATCCGTGAAGAATCTGTGAAGGCCATTACGGAATCTATCACAGAAATCATAAAGGATACGGCAGAGACCAACCCAGACTGGTTGACTGAAATCACCGAACAGTTTTGTCAGGAGAAGGCCATCTATAATGCTATCATGAAGTCGATTGACATTATGAATGGTAACACCAAGGAGCAGGGCAAGGGAGCAATCCCTTCCTTGCTTTCTGATGCTCTGGCAATCTCATTCGATCCAAATGTCGGACACGACTATCTGGAACAGGGTGAAGATCGCTATGATTACTATCATCGTGTTCAGGAGAAGATTCCATTTGATCTGGACTTCTTCAACAAGATCACCAAGAACGGTCTGCCAAAGAAAACACTAAACATTGCTTTGGCAGGTACTGGTGTTGGTAAGTCTCTATTCATGTGTCATGTGGCAGCATCCTGTCTCAACATGGGCCGGAATGTGCTCTACATCACACTGGAATTGGCCGAAGAAGAAGTGGCAAAGCGTATTGACGCTAACCTTCTCAACACAACCTTTGATGACCTGATGGTTCTACCCAAGACTCTATATACACAGAAGATTGAAAAACTACGCAATAACACACATGGCAAGTTGATCGTAAAGGAATATCCGACTGCCGGGGCTTCCACGATTCACTTCAAGGCCCTGCTGAATGAGCTTCTACTAAAGAAATCATTCAAGCCGGATATCATATTCGTTGACTATCTGAATATTTGTATGTCTTCAAGGATCAAACCGGGAGGGAATGTAAATTCATATACCTATGTCAAATCTATCGCAGAAGAACTTAGAGGATTGGCTGTTGAATTTGAGGTTCCAGTTATCTCTGCCACCCAGACTACACGATCTGGATTTGTCTCCAGTGATGTTGGTCTTGAAGACACATCCGAAAGTTTTGGGCTTCCTGCTACTGCTGACTTCATGTTTGCGTTGATCTCTACCGAGGAACTACAGAAACTCGGTCAGATTATGGTAAAGCAGTTGAAGAACCGATACAACGATCCTACGATTAATCAGAGGTTCGTGATCGGGATTGACAGAAGCCGAATGAAGCTTTATGATGCAGAAGCCTCTGCCCAAGTAAACATTACCAACTCGGGACAAGCAGCTAACACAATCTCTAACAAGGCAACACAGAATAAGTTCAAGCAACTGAAGGTGGGATGATATGAATGTTCAATTATATAATGATGACTGTCTGAATGCTTTGAAAAAGATGGAAGACAACTCCATCGATTCTTGTGTGACGGACCCGCCATATGGACTTTCGTTTATGGGTAAGTCGTGGGACTATGATGTGCCAAAAGCCGAGATTTGGAAAGAGGTTCTTCGTGTGATGAAACCCGGAGGCCATATTTTGGCATTCTTTGGCTCACGCACATACCATCGTGGTGTCGTTCAGATTGAGGATGCTGGCTTTGAAGTTCGGGATCAGATTATGTGGCTATATGGTTCTGGTTTCCCCAAGTCACATAATATTGGAAATGGTTGGGGTACGGCTCTCAAGCCCGCACACGAACCTATTGTTGTTGCTCGCAAGCCGATTACACAGACTGTGGCTAAGAATGTGTTAGAGTATGGCACAGGTGCTCTGAATATTGATGGGTGTAGAGTTCAGTTTCAATCGGATGAAGATAAAAATGCTGCGAAGCCACAAGGCAAAGCAACATCACGTATTGGACAACTTGCTGGTAAAGATAACTCGTATGTCATTAGAAACGATGATGATTTATACTGGTCTAACAATGACGGTTGGGTTGATAGAGAAAGGGCAACTGTATTTTATGAAGATGAAAACTTAATTGATCCTGTTGGTGCTATTCGCAGAGAGCCCGCAACAGAAAGAAATACTTTTCATTTTAATCAAAACATTGGAAGATGGCCAGCAAATGTTATTCACGATGGCTCTGATGAAGTTGTGAAAAACTTCCCACAGACAGGCAAATCAACAGGTGGAAGATCAAATCAAACCACAAGTGACAAATATGGAACATATGCCAACGAATGGACAAATAAAGACCCCGGATACGGAGACTCTGGTTCTGCGGCTCGGTTCTTCTACTGTGCGAAAGCATCAAAGGCTGATCGTGATGAAAATAACAATCATCCAACAGTCAAGCCAACTGAACTGATGCGTTATCTTTGTCGTCTTGTGACTCCAAAGAATGGCATCGTACTTGATCCTTTTATGGGATCAGGATCAACCGGCAAGGCTGCTCTCTTAGAAGGGTTCAGGTTCGTTGGTATTGAAATGAATGAAGAATATTTTGAGATTGCAAAAGCAAGAGTGGAGGCCGCTGATAATAACAAAGTATCATCGTTAGAAAACTTTTTTACGGAGTGATTACCATGACATTTGAAAACGTCGAGTTTGAAGTTCGCAAGATGATTGCTGAAGCCACATCAGGATATAATGATGGTTGGGTTCAGGAAGAATACCGTAACAGACTTATTGAACTGAAGGCTTTGATTGAACAGGGGTTGGAATGATGTTTGAAAAGAAATATTCTCTCCATATGGTTGAATCAAATGAGGGTGAAATCTTTCATTGTGTCTTTGAGGAAAAAACACAGCAGGTAATTGACTTCTTTTACTTTCTGGATGACGCAATTGAAACGGCCCAATTCATGGAAACCGGAGGAGCATTTGATGGATATACACCCGGATTTATGTTAAAGGAAATAAATATTCCTGTGGATAACAATGAAAAAATACAATCAATTTTCTGAGTATATCATATACAACCAATACAAAAAAAAGTTCTTGACAAACAACTCTAGGTGGTGTATAATGCTTGCATAATAGTGGAGAAAAAGCATGAAAACATCGGTCAGAGGAAAGAACAATATTCTGACCAAAAAAGAAGTTAGGTATATGCTTAACTTTTTTGGTCAGATTCTTTTGGGTAAGCGTCTATCCAAGAATCTGTATGTAGAAGTGCATTTTGTGGAACTGCCAGAAGACACATGGGGTCTCTGCAATCCTATTGAAGATGGCAAACGACATCCCCGTGAGTTTGAAATATATGTTGATCCGTCTCTTTCCAAGAAGAAACAGATCACAACCATCGCACACGAAATGGTGCATATCATGCAGTTTGCTCGGGGTGAGTTCAAGATTCTGGAGCAACGTGATATTTACAGGTGGATGGGACAAAAGGTCGTATATTCCCGCAAGCAGTATCGTAATATGCCTTGGGAAGTTGAAGCCCATTGCTCTGAGAAGTATCTGTATGGCTTCTATACGAAACATTGTAGACGAAACAAACTGGAGTTTGACAATGCGAAAAAAGGTGCGAGCAATCGAACTGTATCATCGAGACTCGCCATTCAAGCCGAAGGTTGTGAAGTCTCGTAAGCCTTACTGTCGTAAGGTGAAACACAAAAAGAAGGAGGTCGCCTAACAGCGGCCTTTTTTCTCATGCGTGATCTACCCTATCCTAAAATGGTTGATGATGTTGGCACTGCCAGACACATCAAATATCTGAACTTACTAGCCAAGGTTGCAACCGACATTACGACTCCCATCAAAGGGAATAATCGTATGTCGGCTTGTATCGTGTATCAGAATGAGGTGGTAGCCTTTGGTGTAAACGAAAGAAAGTCGCATCCTTTTCAGGCCAAGTTTCTGAAGAACGAGCACGCAATCTTTCTGCACGCCGAAGTCTCGGCCATTAAGAATGCCCTGAAGCATATCACGGTGGAGGAACTGGAAAAGACCACACTCTATATTTGCCGGGTCAAGTTTACAGACATGAAAAAGAAAGGTCTGATGTTCGGTCTTTCCAAGCCCTGCTGTGGCTGTGAGCGATGCATTCATACCTTTGGTATTCAAAATGTGATCTATACTCTTGACAGCGGTGGGTATTCGGTGCTATAAATAGGCCAGTGTTACTAACAGGAGAACTGATTATGAAGTTCAAGGCAATTATTCTATCTGCACTAATTGCATTCTCAGCAATGCCTACACAGCAAGCCGAGGCACATGGTCGTGGTCGTGGTGCGGCAATTGCTGCCGGGGCCATTATTCTTGGTCTTGGTATTGCTGCTGCCGCTGCTGCCGAAGAACGGCACCATCGTCGCCATCGTAGGGACTGTGATTACTATGGTTGCTACTATTCTGATCGTCGTGGAGTAGAACATTATCGTGGTGATCGCATCTATCGTGAATATGATCGGCACCACAGGCACTGGTAAGGAGATATATAGAGATGACTAACAACAATGTCGTGACTTGGATTGTTGAAGAAGTTGAGGCAAATGGTCTAAAGAAGACCTTTACATATCCCTCTTATGATGAGGCTATGGATGTTTTTAACAACCTGAAGCTAGAACATAAGGACAGCTTCATTAGCATCCAGAAGTCCGAAAAGAAATTACTGACAGGATGATGAATGATAAAAATTGGTAAACTGCTTCTGTTGATACTGCTAATAGGTCTGGCCGTCTACGTACAGGCCTTAGAGCAAAGTAAGGCTTCGGGCATTCGTGTCCTACGAGTTATTGACGGCGACACAGTTGAAATAGAAGCAGATTACCTTCCTCCAGAATTAGGTAAAAAGTTGCTCGTTCGTATTCTTGGTGTGGATACTCCAGAAAAAGGGTTTCGAGCACACTGCAAAGATGAAAATCTTTTATCTTTAAAGGCAAAGCTTTTCACCGAACAACTTATTCGCAATGCAACCCAGATTGAATTGAAGATGAAATCATGGGATAAGTATGGCGGAAGAGTTCTTGGTGATATC